TGCTGATACATTAGACCTAACGTTTGCTGGTGATGGCGCAACTTTCAGTGCAGGTAAGCTTCGTGTATACGCAATGCTTATGGACGTAAGTGAAGTTGGCGACTTGACTGCTAATGAAGTTGATCGTGACTACCTAGCATAAACTTTTTGGGGCTGGCTTAACTGTTGGCCCCATTCCTCTATCTAAAGGTATGATATGCCAAGCACCTATCTCAGTCTATGTAATCAAGTCTTACGCCGCCTTAATGAAGTAGAAATCATTGAAGGCGATTTTGCGTCTGTTACTGGAGTACAAGCACTTGTCAAAGATGCGGTTAGATCAGCCGTTGCTAAAATCAATCAAGCAGAGTTTGAGTGGCCTTTTAATGCTGCTGAAGAAACAGATACATTGGTTGTTGGTCAGGAAGAATACACCTGGCCTTCCTTTTATAAGATAGCTGATTTTAACAGTTTTCAAATTCAAGAAGACACAGCATTAGGTGTAAGTTTTACTACACTAAAACATATAAATCGTGATGAATGGTATAAGAACCATCGTGATGCTGATCACTCTTCTGGCACTACAGGTAGAACTGTACCAAGATTTATATTTGCCACGCATGGTAATGGATATGGTGTTAGCCCATCGCCAGATAAAGCATACACACTAAAATTCAGATACTACCAGAACTTCTCTGATATCTCAGCAGCGGATGATGTTACTCGTATTCCTGATAGCTACGATACTGTCTTAGTAGATGGCGCTCTTTATCATCTGTATATGTTTAAGGATAATCTTGAATCTTCTCAGGCTTCTTTCATGGCCTTTGAGAAAGGTATCAAAGAATTACAAACTTTATACATTAATAATTACGAATACATTCGTGACACTAGGGTTAAGTTTTAATGCCTGATCAAATTCAGTCTTTTAAACTTATATGTGGCGGTGGCCTAAATTCCAATGAAAATCATTTAGATTTATCGGATAACAGTTCAGGCGCAGCTACACGTATGTTGAATTATGAACCTAGTCTCTTCGGGGGCTATCGTCGTATTGAGGGATATGATGACTATGACCCTGCTTATGGTGAAGTAACGGTAGCAGGTTCAACCACAGGCCAAGGCAAAGTCCTTGGCATTGCTATATTTAAAAATGATGTAACAAGTGGCACAACTATTATAGCAATTCGACAAGATGCTGGTGCTACGAATTACAGCTTCTATTATTACACAGCTAACATTGGTTGGCGTAAGTTTACTCTAGATCACTCAGTTACACGACCAATGACTGCTAATGGATTAACTGTTAATAGAATACGCCACCAACAGTTTAACTTTGGCACTGGTAATACAATTTGTTTTGTAGATGGTGTTAATCCAGCCATTGTATTTAATGGTAGTAAATGGAAAGAGATAAAGTCATCTCATTCTGGCGGCTATCACACAAGCAATAATACAGCAGGTGGCGCACAAGCTCTTAATGCCCCTGCTTTAGTTGATGTATTTGAGAACCATCTGTTCTTATCTGGACATGAGGCTACTAGAGCAGCAATAGCACACTCTGCTCCTAATGATGCTTATACATGGACATCTGCGGCAGGTGCAGGTCAAATAGCTTCTGGCTTTGATGTCGTACAGATCAAACCATTCCGTGATAACTTATTTGTATTTGGTAGTAAGAATATCAAGAAGATTACTGTTAATGCTTCTAATGCTTTTGTTTTAGAGAACGTAACAAGTAACATCGGTTGTGTTGCTAGAGATAGCGTACTAGAAATCGGTGGAGACTTAATGTTCTTGTCTCCTGATGGCTTTAGACCTGTTGCTGGTACATCAAGAGTAGGTGATATCGAGCTAGAGACATTATCTAAGCCAATACAATCTACGCTTGTTGATCTGATTAAGAACGAAGACATGGACGCTTTAACTGGCGTGGTTATTCGATCTAAGTCTCAGGTACGTTACTTTGTTACTACAACAACAGGCGGTAGCGTAGTATCGGCTGCATCCTCTATAGGTATTATTGGCGGCTTAACTCAATCTTCAGGCCAGATAGATTGGGAGTTTGGGCAGCTACTTGGTATTCGTGCAAGTTGTACTACTTCTGATTATGTTGGAACAGAAGAGATAATTTTACATGGAGATCATGATGGTAAAGTCTATCGCCAAGAAAACGGAACGAGCTTTAACGGCTCTAATATTATATCTGTTTATGCTACACCTTATTTAGATTTTGGTGAGACAGAACAGCGTAAAGTTATACGAAAATTAAATACATTTGTACGTGCTGAAGGGCCATTCGAGATGAACCTCGCTATCGATTACGATTGGGGTGACTATAATACATCAGTTCCTTCTACCTACACGCAGACATCAGCAGGAGCGCCTACAATTTATAGTGGACGCAACATTAATTATAACGGAAGCAACATAGTCTATGGCGGTGCATCCAAACCAATCATGACATCAGACATTCAGGGTTCGGGCTTTGCGGTTAGGGCTACTTTTGTGACAGACGGACAATCAGAACCATTCTCAATTCAAGGATTAGTCTTTGAGTTCAGCACGGCAGGGAGAAGATAGACTATGGCAGGTTACACCAGACAATCATCAGCAAGTATTGTTAATGGTAGTGCAATTACTGCACCACCGTTAAATGCGGAGTTCAACCAGTTATTAGCGGCGTTTCATGCTACAACAGGTCACACGCATACGGGCGCTACTGGCAATGGTACAAAGATACCGTTAGCTACATCTGTCAGCGGGTTTTTGCCAATTGCGAATGGCGGCTCTGGTGGCAAGAACAACTTTACTGCCACCAGCGTTCCAGGTGTTGGCGACGACAGCGGCGATAGTTATGCAATTGGCTCTATGTGGACAAATACTAGCACAGATCGTGTCTATATCTGTACGGATAGCAGTTCTGGTGCGGCTGTCTGGCGGGAACTTGTTCAGGTTACATCTTTAAATGCGATTTTACCTGTATCTAACAACTCCGTTGACATCGGCTCTAATTCCCTGAGATTTCAAGATTTATTTTTAAGTGGTGGTATTTCTGCATCAGGCAACGCAGCCGTTGGTGGTACACTTACACTAACTGGAGGCACTGCTCTTAACTCTACGCTAACTGTTACTGGAGTGACTGCTTTAAACGGCGGCCTAACGATGGATAGCAACAAATTTACTGTTGCAAATACATCAGGAAATGTTGCTACAGCAGGAACGCTTACTGTTACTGGAGCTACCGCTCTCAATGGTGGCTTAACTATGGACTCGGACAAGTTCACTGTTGCAAATACGTCTGGTAACGTAGCAACCGCTGGTACACTTGCCGTGACTGGTACATCTGCATTTACTGGGGCTATAACCTCAAACGCAGGTGTGGTTGTAGATAACATTACGATAGATGGTACGCAGATAGATTTGTCTTCAGGTGATCTTACTATAGACGTTGCAGGAGACATTCTCCTTAATGCAGATGGCGGAGATATTATATTACAAGATGGGTCTGCAACTTTTGGTTCTTTAACCAATAGCGGTGGAAATCTTATCATTAAAGGCGGTACAACAGCCGCAGCTACATTTACGGGTGCTAATGTAGACTTTGCAGGAACAGTAGACGTAACTGGCGCAGGAACATTTGACAGTACTCTTGCAGTGACTGGGGTTCTTTCTCCAGCTACCCATGTTGATATGCCAGATAATGCTAAAATCAAGCTGGGTACTGGCGATGATGCTACTTTATTCCATGACGGTACTAATTCCTTTCTGACCAACGCTACTGGCGCTCTAAAAATATCCACAGAGACAAGTGGTGGTGCAGTAACTATAGGTCACACAACTTCTGAAGTTACTATCGGTGATAATCTTACTGTCGCAGGTAACTTAACGGTACAAGGTACTCAGACTGTTGTTGATAGTGTTACTATGAATGCACAGAATGCTGTTGTATTTGAAGGCGCTACGGCAGACGCTCATGAAACTACACTGACAATTGTTGACCCAACTGCTGACCGTACAATAAATCTACCAAACCAATCAGGTACACTTCCTTTATTAGCGGCAGCAAGTAATGCTACTATATCAGCTACTCCAGCAGAACTATCTATCATGGATGGTGATAAGTCTGCGGTAAGCACTACGCTTGCAGACGCTGACCGTGTAGTCGTGAACGATGCAGGGACGATGAAGCAAGTTGCTATGTCTGACTTTGAGACATTCATGGAGACTAGCCTAGATACCCTGGCAAACGTCACCACAGTAGGCGCTCTGAACGCAGGTACTATTACGAGTGGCTTTGGTGCGATTGATAACGGATCGTCTGCAATCACAACTTCTGGTACAGTTAACTTTGGGTCAATATCGGATGGCACAATTACGATTACTGGATTTGTTGATGAAGACAATATGGCATCCAACAGCGCCACACTTATACCTACACAGCAATCAGTAGAGGCCCGTATTCAGGCGGTTTCATCGACTTCCAATAACGTCACTGGGCTTACCGCTTCTGGTGCAGAATTAAACATCCTAGATAATGCCACTGTAACCACAGCCGAATTAAATATATTGGACGGAAGTGCTACCACTCAAGCTACAGTAACTTTAGCTGCTACAGATGGTGTAGTTATTTCAGATGCCGATGTAATGAAACAGGCTTTAGTATCTGACTTTGATACATATATTTCAGGTACAACTGCAACTCTGACTAATAAAACCCTTTCTGCTCCTACACTAACTGGGACAGCAGTTGTTGCTTCACTTGATATTTCAGGTGACATAGACGTAGACGGTACAACCAACCTAGACGTTGTTGATATAGATGGTGCAGTTAATATGGCAACGACTGCCCTAGTAACAGGTATCCTGACCACCACGGCTGCGACTGTGTTCAACGGTGGGTTTGCTAGTAATGCGGACTCTACAATTACTGTTGATGATAATGGGTATAACTTAACTCTTATTTCTACGGATACTGATGAAAACTCTGGCCCAAGATTAAAGTTTTTTAGGAATAGTGCAAACCCTGCTGCTGATGATTTTATAGGTTTAATAGATTTTACTGGTGAAGATGCTGGTGGAAATGAAACACGTTACGCTAACATTGTTGCTCAAATTGCTTCACCTGTCGCTGGCGGAGAAGGCGGCAAGCTTATACTAGAAGTTGCTACCCATGATGGAGAAATGCAAACGGGTTTTGAAATAATAGATGGCAATGCTGAAGATGAGTTAGATGTAAATATTGCAAGTGGTACTGCGTCTGTAACTACTATTGCTGGCACTGCCCTCGTAACAGGCGTCCTAACCACTTCAGCTCCAGCAATAATAAACACTGCCAGCAATGGTCTCCCTTCCCTTGCTTTTACACACACTAATGCTAGCGGTGATAACTTTATAATAGGCGGTGGAACTCCTGGCGTTTCTAACTCTGGTTTTTCTATTAGAGATGCTGATGCAGGGGCTAACAGACTTATTATCAACAACGTAGGTGGGTTAACATCGGCTGTTTCGGGAGGGTTTTTTCAAACTCGTGATGATGGCGGTGGGTTTTCATATAAACAACTTTTAGATGTTGCAACGGCTGGCGCAAGTTTTGTAGGAACATCAAATAGAGGTGATTTAGGCGCTTTTAGAATTTTGCAAACTGCACAAGGTGCTGATGGGGGTTATCTTGAATTAAAAACTTCCGCCGTGGGCAGTACAAGTCCAACACTCAGGATGACTGTTGAAAACAATGGCGATGTTACCATTGAAAACGGAAACCTAATAGTCGGCACAGCAGGTAAGGGCATTGATTTTGCCGCACAGGTATCCGCTAATAGTGTGTCAGGGGTAACTACTACTGCTGAATTGTTTGACCATTATGAGGAAGGCACTTGGACACCTACTTGTCCAACTGCTTCTACTGATCTTACAAGCACCAGTGGAAGATATACTAGAATAGGAAGAGAAGTATTTATTAGTTGTAGTGTGGTTGTCCCAACCACATCATCAGGTGCTGCTTTTTTAATAGCTGGGTTTCCATTTGCTTCTATCGCTGGCGCTCCTCATGCTGGTTTTTACATGAGGTATACAAATGGTGGTACTTATCGGATGTTTTTTATGACAGCAAGCGCACAAAGCTGTGAAATGTATAGTCTAGACGGCGATGCTACACTTCTATCAGAAGTTTCTACAAAGAGGTTTGATTTTTCTGGGAGCTACCAAGTATAATAACCCACTGCATAGCTTTGGGTCGGACAGTCCATAAAAGGAGATAAAATATGGCAAACGGTGACATCACTAAAGTAATAGAATACGACAGAATAGAAGTCGCAGGCTCTTGGAACATACAAGTTCGCAAGGCTTCGAAGATCATGGAAGAAGGCTCCGATGGCTCTAAGGCAGAGCTTAGTCGTGCGTTCCACAGACACGTTCTTGCACCATTTAGCTCAGTGTATACGGCTGCTGTTGAGGCTGTTGAAGCTGTAGCTGAAGAAAAAGATAGTGACGGTAATGTTACTACTGAAGCAGTGGAAGCTGTATCGGCTGCTGATGCAAGCTGGGCGCATAATGCCACAGACATCTCAGGTGAACACGCAAGCGTACAAGCCATAGCTAATGCTGCTTGGACTGACGATGTGAAAGCTGCATACAAAGCAATGCGTGAAGCACAAGGAAGTTAACCCCAACCCCGAAAGGAGATCAAAATGGCTGAGAAAAAAACAAACACCATTACGATCAATGA